CTTGATGACGCGTATGACAATCGCCTAGCGCGTTCTACCTGCCCACCGTATTTCGTCAGGTTGGAACGAATGCTTGCGGGTATGTTGACTCGCAAACCTGTGAGGCTAAATGATGTCTCTGACACCATTCGTGAGCAGCTATTTGATGTAGACCTGCAGGGTAACGATCTTAATGTCTGGTGTTATGAAACTGCTCGTAAGTGCATTCGTTACGGTCACATTGGCGTGCTCGTTGATGCTCCTGCTGCTGGGAGTAACGGCAGGCCCTATTGGGTAACCTACACGCCACGCGAAATACTTGGCGCAAGGTTTGAGCTAGTTGATGGTGCCCAGAAGCTTGTGCAGCTTCGCCTTGCTGAAAAGGTTATCGTGCCCGATGGTGATTACGGCGAAAAGGAAGTTGAGCAGATTCGCGTGTTGACGCCTGGTGCATTTGAAATTCATCAACGCGATGAAAAAGGTCAGATAAAAATTGTTGAAGAAGGCACAACCAGCCTTGATTACATTCCGTTTGCTGTCGCTTATAGCAACCGCGTCAACGTATTTGAATCACGCCCACCGCTGTCAGACATTGCAGAGCTGAACCTTAAGGCTTATCAAATTCAAAGTGATCTCGACAATATCATGCACGTGTCAAACGTGCCGATGCTTGCGTTTTTTGGTTTCCCGTCTGCAGCTGAAGAGGTTAGCGCTGGTCCTGGTGAGGCTATTGCATTTCCAGCTGAAGGCCGTGCAGAGTACATTTCTCCTAATCCTGCATCGTTTGACGCATCATTCAAGCGTCTTGATCAGATTGAAAAGCAGATCAACGACCTTGGCTTGTCTGCTGTGCTAGGCCAAAAACTAAGCGCAGAAACTGCAGAGGCTAAGCGTTTGGACCGCAGCCAAGGCGATTCCACCATGATGGTGATCGCGCAAAACATGCAGGATTTGATTGACAATTGCCTGCAGTTCCATGCTGATTACTTGCAGGAAGCGCAGGCCGGCAGCAGCCTGGTCAACCGTGATTTCCTTGGCACACGCCTTGAGCCGCAAGAAATTCAGGCATTGCTGCAGCTCTACACAGCGGGCACCATCACTCAGGAAACTTTGTTAATTCAGCTTGCAGACGGCGAAGTGCTAGGCGATGATTTCGAAGTTGAGGCCGAACTTGAGGCAACTCAAAACGGCGGCTTGATTGAGATGCAGCAGCCTGTGCCTGAACCTGAAGCGTCTCCTGAAATGCCTGAGGCTTCGGCGGAATCCAATCAAGAGGATGAAATCCCGGCATGATGAAATGGTTGCGGAAGCTGTTCGGCATGAAAGATGAGCTTGAGCGTCAGCGGATGTTATTTGTCAGCAAGCGTGAATTGCCTGATGATACGTTTGCAATTGTGCGGCTTTCTTGGTTCACAAAAGAAGGCGTATACGATGTCAGCGAAATTAAGCTCATCTACGAAGATGAGTCCGCAGAAGACATGATTCCACAATTCGCAATGATTGTCGGAGAAGCTTTGCGCGGCGGCGCTGATGTTTCAATTTTGACTGAGATTGAGCCGGAGCTTCTGGGAATTCTTGACTGATGACAACACCCGCCAGTCTGTATCGAAACGCGATTGACCTCAATCGATATAGCAACAGTGTTGCAAGGCGGATTATCAATGCTTACAACGATATTATTCTGGATTCTGTTGCTCAGCTTCGTGCAATTGAGGATCTTGACGAATCGGTCAAAGCCGCAAGGCTGAGGTCGATTTTGGCGCAGTTGAAGGAATCACTTGCGACCTGGGCCGGTGATTCAACGGAAGTTATGGTGCCTGAGCTGCAAGGTTTGGCTGAGCTGCAATCTGAGTTTGTCGAAGAGCAGCTAAAAAAGGTTTTACCTGCTGGCAGCCGCAGCATTGTCAACACGGTTGAAATTTCACCGCAGTTTGCACAGGCTGTGGTGACGACTGACCCAACTCAAATCAATGCCGTTGTGTTGTCCGATGATTTATTTGCTGCTGTGCAGGGTGCGCCGCAGACGTTTAGCTTGACCGCTGCACAAGGTGCAACGATCACGATGCCAAACGGCAAGGTTGTTGAAAAAGCCTTTCGTGGTTTAGCCGAAAGCCAAGCTGAGCGTTTTGGTCAAATTGTGCGGCAAGGATTGCTGACGGGTGAGCCTACGCCTGAGATTGCGCGACGCTTGAAAGGTCGGCTTGAACGTGCTGGCGATATTGAGTTGGAATTTGGTCAGCGCGCAAAGTCTGTAAAACAGTTGCAGCTTGCAGGCGGTGAGCTGACAAAAATGGCAAATCACCAGGTAATGACGATTGTCAGGACAAGCGTCAATCAGGTGAGCAACGCTGCATCACAACAGGTTTACGAGGCAAATCAAGACGTAACTCAAAAATATCGCTACGTTGCAACGCTTGACACGCGTACGTCTGCAATTTGCAGAGCGCTTGACGGTCGTGAATTTGAGTATGGCAAAGGTCCAAAACCACCGCAGCATTTCAACTGCAGGTCAACGACGGTGCCGGTTGTTGACTATGAAGGCTTAGGTCTTACACCACCAAAGCCTGGCAGGCGAGCAAGCATGGATGGCCCAGTCCCTGCGGATCAAAGCTATGGGCAGTGGTTGAGCAAGCAGTCAAAAGCTACGCAAGCAGACGTGTTGGGCAGCGAAAAGGTTGCTTATTTCACAAGGTTGTCAAACAAGTATGGGCCAAAGGACGCAATCGCCAAGATGGTTCGCGATGACGGTTCAGAGCTGACGCTTGAACAGCTTCGCAGGCGTTACGGACGGATAAGCTGAATCAACGCCTGAATCACAATGCCTTGCCACGGTTCCAAGCCAATGCCTAAGGGCTACAAGAAAAAAGGAGGCAAGAAAAAATGAAACGCGGCGACCGGGTTAGCTGGACTTACCAAGGCAAGCGCACCTATGGCGTTGTCACTGGAGTGGCTGGTGAGCGTGCAATGATCAAAGGCCCTACCGGCGGCAACATTGTTCGTGTTGGCAGCAAAGATGATCCCGTGATTCGGATCAAGTCTGAATCAACTGGCAATTCTGTGCTCAAACGTGAATCTCAATTGCGCAAAGCGCCAAAGCGCAAATAACCTGGCTGGTGATATTATTTGACTGTAATTAACTCTACGAGTTATTCATGTCAGAAGAACAAAATCAGCAGGTTACGCCTGTTGAAGGCGCAAGCCTTGAAGAGATCGCAAAGCTGAAAAGCAGCATTGACTCTCTGGAAAAGAAGAATTTTGAGCTGATCGGCAAGCTTCAAAAGAAGGAACTGATTGGCGAAGTTCCTGACGATTATCAAGCTCTAAAAGAATTCAAGCGTCAGGCTGAGCAGTCAAAGCTCGAATCTGAAGGCAAGTACACCGAAGCGCGGCAAGCACTTGAGCAGCAGTTTCGTGAAGTTACGGCAGAAAAAGACAAGCGCATCGCTGAGCTTGAAGCGCGTGTCAAAGAACTTGAGTTGATCTCACCTGCCGTTTCTGCCTTGGCAGATATTGTGCATGATCCTGACCTTGTGCTCAAAACGAAGCTAAACAGGGATCAGATCCAACGTGAAGCTGACGGTACTGTCGTTGTGGTTGACGGTTATCAGCGCACACCTGTTGGTGACTGGGCAAAGCAGTCATTGCCTAGCTGGATGCAGAAGCAACCAAAGCCGCAAGGCAGCGGCGCACCTGCTGGGCGTAGCTCTGGTGAAATTCCTGCAGGCACCAAAAATCCATTCGCGCCTGAATCGTTCAACTTGACAGAACAGTCACGACTGTACAAAACCGACCGCGATTTGTACGAAAGGTTGAAAGCTGCCGCAGCTCGTTAATATGAACTGACGGCAAAGCTACGCGGCGCCAGATCGGGTTACGCCCACACCGTAAACGTTACTCTTGAGGATTTTTAGTCATGGCCGCCACTGTGCGCTCTGACGTGATCATCCCTGAGGTATTTACGCCTTACGTCATTGAGCAAACCACTCAGCGTGATGCCTTCCTGGCTTCCGGTGTGGTTCGTCCAATGGCTGAGCTGAATGCCACCGAAGGGGGAGATTTTGTCAATGTTCCTTTCTGGAAAGCAAACCTGTCCGGCGACTTTGAAGTGCTTACCGATAGCACCTCACTGACCGTTGGCAACATCACTGCTGACAAGCAGACTGGTGTGATTCTGCACCGTGGTCGTGCGTTTGAATCGCGTGACCTTGCTGCTCTGGCTGCAGGTTCTGATCCTATGGCTGCCATTGGCGCCAAGCTGGGCGAGTACATCGCTAACCAGCGTCAGAAGGATCTGATCAACTGCCTGAGCGGTGTGTTTGGTTCGCTGAACGCTAACACCAACAGCAGTGCTTTCTTCGATCTTTGCATCGATTCTGAAACCACTGACACGCCTACTGCACTGTCTCCCCGTCACGTTGCAGAAGCCCGCGCACTGCTGGGCGATCAGGGTGAAAAGCTGACTGCTATGTGCGTTCACAGTAAAGTTTTCTATGACTTAGTTGAGCGTCGCGCAATTGATTACGTCAGCTCTGACGATGCCCGCGGCACTAGCACCACTCAATCTGGTGGTTCTATCGCTGGGGCGTACGGCTCACCTTCCGTGCCACTCTATATGGGTTTGCGTGTGATCGTGTCCGACGATGTGGAAACCACCGGTTCCGGTGCGACCACTGAGTATGGCACCTATTTCTTCACTGAAGGTGCTGTCGCTTCTGGCGAGCAAGCTGGTACTCAGATCGAAACTGATCGTGACATCCTTGCGAAAAGTAACGCTCTTTCCGTTGATCTTCACTACTGCTATCACCCTGTTGGTGCTAAGTGGGGCGTGACTACTGTCAACCCGACTCGCGCACAACTGGCAACCGTTGGCAACTGGTCGAAGGTTTATGAACTGAAAAACATTGGTATGGTTCGCGCCACCAATGTCAGCAACATGGATTGATAACCATGGGAATGTTCGCTTTTAAGCGGGCACAAGCGCAACGTGAGGCTGCTGCTAACGCGGCAGCCTCTGCGCCTGTAAAGCCTGCTCAGCCTGAAACGACCTCCGAGAAGCCCGATGGCAATCTCACTAAACGCAACACCGGGAAGCGCAAGCGCCAACAGCTACCTGACGCTGAGTGACGCTCAAGCCATCATTGATGGTTTGGTTGAGGATGATGATGTCGTTGCCTGGTCATCTGCTACGGATGACCAGAAAAACCGTGCACTTTATACCGCAACGGAACGACTTGATCGTGAACGGTATCTTGGCGCGAGAGCAACTGACACGCAGGCATTGCAGTGGCCGCGCACTGGTGTTCGCAAGCCGGATACCTACATCAACACTTATGCGGTTGGTTTTCCGTTCAGGATCACCACAGATTATTTCACCGACACCGAGATCCCGGATCAGGTGAAAAAAGCACAGGCTGTGCTTGCTGTTTATTTGAACAACAACAAGGATGGTCTTGGCCTAAGTGGTCTTGATGATTACAAGAACGTTCAAATTGGTAGTTTGAACGTCACCCCAAATCAGTTTGGTGCTGTTGGTGCGGATCGTATCCCGCCGATGATTGAGCGTTATCTAATTGGCCTTAGAATTAGTGGACCTGGCAACATCGCCGTCAAACGGAGCTGATTATGGGTTACAAGTACCCTGGCGCTGAATACATCAGCGACACTGCCGCCCATACAGGTCGTTTTGGCAAGGTTGTTGCTCTTGAGGATTCTGTAATTGCCACTCTGAGTGCAGAAGACATTACAGGCAACGCTTTAACCGCTGTTGTGCTGAAAGCAGACTGTGAGATCTGCGGCGTGATCACTAGTGTCACGCTGACCAGCGGCTCTGTCATCGCTTATAGGCTCTGATCATGCCTCACAACAGCGTTGTAATTGACCCTGCTT